CAGCCCTGTGATGATCAAGGTATGGCAAGATTTGGTGCTATTGATATTGATGATAAACAACACAGTTATAAAGATTTTCCTTTTAAAAAATATTTAGATATTATTCAAAAATATAAACTACCTTTAGTACCTATTAAATCTAAAAGTGGTGGTTTACATTTATATGTATTTTTAAAAGATCCTATCAAAGCTGCAACTATAAGAAATTTTCTAGAGAAGTTATTGTTTGCTTTAAAACTTCCAACTAATATTGAAATTTATCCTAAACAAACAGAATTAGGTAAAGACCCTGATGGTAAATATATTGACGGACAATTTATTAATATCCCTTACTACAATAAAACAGAACGAACAGCTTTTAATTTTGATGGTAAACCATTTACTTTTGAACAGTTTGTTAAAGTTATCGAAGCCAACAGTTACACAGCAGATGAATTAGAAGAGTTTGGTATTTCTCATATGAAAGAAATATTAAGTGGAGGCAGTGAAGAATTTTCTGATGGTCCTCCTTGTCTAGGTATTTTAACAAAAGAAAAATTAAGTGATGGTCGAGATAGATTTTTATATAACTACGCTGTATTCGCCAAAAAGAAATATCCTGACAATTGGGAAGATATGGTTAAAGCTGCGCCACGTAAATACTTTCAAACTGATGCACAAGGTATTTTAGATTGGACGGAAGAAAAAACTAAAAAGAAATTAGTATCTTGGAAAAGAGAAATGAAGGGACATACTTGTAATGAAGACCCTATTCAACCTGTTTGTGTAAAAGCAGAATGTAAGAATAGAAGGTTTGGTTATCTATCAGATAAAAGAAAAGTTTTTCCGCCATTATCTGGTCTACAAAAAATAAATTATCCTGAACCTGAATATACTTTTAATGTTACTGTAGGCGAAAACACAAAAGAAGTTAGGGCTAAGACTATAAAACAAATTATCATTCAAGATGAACTCAGAGCTATTATTGGTAATTCAGCAGGAATTGTTCCTCCCAAAGTAAAACAAGATTCTTTTCAAGATATATTAGATGGACTATTTCCACCTCAACAAATAACTTCTCCACCAAAAGGAACTACACCAGAAGAACTATTGGAAGAATATTTAATTCTTTATCTTAAAGGACCTAAGGCAGAAAACTTTGCGGCTTTTAAAAGTGGAGCAACTTTATTAGATGGCGACCAAGCTTTCTTTACTTATGCTAATTTTTATAATTCATTAAAGAACAAAGAATGGAAAGAAAAAAGAGATAGGACAGCAGAGATGATGCAAACATTATTTAAAGCAGAGTTTGCTATTAAGAAAAGGTTTCCTAAAAAAGAAGGAGAAGAAGACAATAAATATCCAGCAGTATCGGTGGTTAAGATACCTATTGAGTCTAGAGATTTAAGTATAACTAAAGGTGAGATCATACCTATTAAATCTAAAGGGGATATATTTTAATGATTACAAAGATCTTTGGTCCTCCTGGTACAGGTAAAACAACCACTTTATTAAACCATGTAAAAGACTACCTCTTAAATAAAAAGATAGATCCTAAAAAAATAGGGTATTTTGCTTTTACAAAGAAAGCAGCGGGAGAAGCCAAAGGAAGATTATTAAAGGATAAAGATGTGTCTCATTTATTAAGCAAGGACGACTTAATAAATTTTAGAACATTACATTCTTTTGCTTTTGAAACAATTAGTATGAGTGAAGATAAGGTTATGCAACCCATCCATTACGAACAAATAGGAAAAGATTTAAACTTAAGAGTTACTGACAGTGGTGATGAAAGTGGTTACTTAAGTTTTAATAGTGAGTATTTTAAACTTATAAATAAAGCTAGGGTAAAAAATACTTCTGTAGAAACAGAGTTTAATACTAATGAGTGGAGTAGAGAAATAGATTATGAAACATTAGGTCATATTTATATTAATTACAATCATTTTAAAAAAAATAATACTTTATATGATTTCAATGATATGATTGATTTATTTGTTAAAAAGAAAGATTTATGTAAAGAATTAGAAGTTATTTTTATTGATGAAGCTCAAGATTTATCTCCTATTCAATGGAATATGTTTGATGTTTTAAAAACCAAATGTAAAAAGTTATATCTTGCAGGGGATGATGACCAAGCTATTTTCGCTTGGGCTGGTGCAGATGTTAAAAGGTTTTTAAATGAACCCGCAGAGGAAATTATTTTAGATCGATCTGAGAGAGTTCCATTGTCTATACAAAATCTTTCTAATGTTATCTTAAGCAGAATTAAAACAAGAAAAGAAAAAAACTACTTAGCTAAAAAAGGTAATGAAGGTAAAGTAGAATACATTTATGATACAGATAACCTAGACTTAACTAAGGACAAATGGTTAATTTTAACAAGAACTACTTACCGAAGAGATAAAATTTGTAAACAGCTTAGAGAAAAAAGTATGTACTATAAAACAAAATATGGAAAAAGTTATGATGCTAAACTATATAAATGCATATTAAAATGGGGTGAACTTACAAAGGGTAATACCATAAGTATATCTGATTGTAAGGATGTATTTGATTATTTATCAACTAATTTTCCTGAAAGTAAATTTAAAAATAAACTACAAGTAAATATGGAAGACATAGGTTATTCCAAAAAAGATGTGTGGTATCAAGTTTTTGTTAATGCAGACCAAGAAGAATGTTTCTATGTTAGAACTATGTTAGGGAACAAAGAAAAATTATCAGAAGAACCAAGAATAGAAGTATCAACTATTCATGGAGCAAAAGGTGGGGAAGAAGATAATGTTATTTTAGTTTTAGATAATACTAAAAGGATAAGAGACTCAGTAGAATTAAATCAAGACAAAGAAGATGAAGAGCATAGAGTTTGGTATGTAGGAGCGACTAGATCTAAACATAATCTTTACATCTTAAAACCCGCGAAAGAAAGGTATGGATATCAATTATGACAAATAAAGATATGTTTAAAAAAGTTTTTCCACAAGATAAACAGATAGGAGGACAACATTATAAATCTTTTCATATTCAACCCTATGAATTTATTTCAAAAAATAATCTTTCCTTCTTCCAAGGCAATGTTGTGAAATATGTATGTAGATATCTTACAAAAAATGGTATAGAAGATTTAGAAAAGATAATACATTATTGCGAATTAGAAATTAAAAAGTTAAATGATATGAAAGTTAAGAAGTGAGAGTACCTTTATTTACAGCTCAGACAGAGTGGATAGAACCTGAAGAATATCCTGATCTAAGACAATATGATGAGATTGCGGTTGACTTAGAAACAAGAGATCCTGATCTTAAGAAAAAAGGATCTGGCTCAGTTATTGGTAATGGTGAAGTTGTAGGTATCGCTGTAGCTGTACCTGGAAGAAAGTTTTATTTTCCCATTGCTCACGGCTCAGGACCTAATATGGATCGAAAGAAAACATTAGAATGGTTCAAAGATACGATGGCGACTGATGCAATAAAAATATTTCATAATGCGATGTATGATGTGTGTTGGATTAAAGCTATGGGTATTAAGATTAATGGTTTGGTTGTAGATACAATGATCGCAGCTTCTTTAGTAGATGAGAATAGATTTCAATATTCTTTAAACGCTATCTCTTGGGATTATTTAGGTCATGGTAAAAATGAACAAGCTTTGAATGAAGAAGCAAAATCTAGAGGCTTAGATCCTAAAGCTGATATGTGGCAACTACCTGCAATGCATGTAGGATCTTATGCAGAAAAAGATGCAGAGTTAACCCTAGAATTATGGCAAATATTTAAAAAAGAAATTATAAATCAAGACATAGAATCAATATTTAATCTTGAAACAGATCTGTTTCCTTGCTTAGTTGATATGAAATTTAAAGGGGTTCGTGTCGATATCGAACGCGCTCATAAATTGAAACAACAATTATGTACACAAGAAGAGCAATTATTGCACCAAGTAAAAAAAGAAACAGGAATAGATGTTCAAATATGGGCAGCAAGATCAATAGCCAAAGTTTTTGACAAACTTGTTTTACCTTATGAAAGAACTGAAAAATCAAAAGCACCCTCCTTTACTAAAAACTTTTTACAAGAACATAATAATCCATTAGTACAGAAAATAGCAAAAGCTAGAGAAATAAACAAGGCACATACAACATTTATTGATACGATTATTAGG